GGTTGTGGAGATGATCCGTGTAAATATCCAGATCTTGAGGGTTGGATGCCAATAAAGAAATACATTAAATCCCTCAATGAATACCAAAACATATCAAAACGGACCATGAACAGCGATCAAACATACAAAGAGGAAATTTCGAACTATGGCCTGGGACTTGCCGGAGAAAGTGGTGAAGTATGCGATTTGCTCAAAAAGTCACTTTATCATGGCCATAAATTGGACATTGAACACTTGAAGAAAGAACTGGGTGATGTTCTGTTTTATCTAACGGCAATAGCTACCAAGGAGGGTCTGACGTTGGAGGAAATAGCGAACGTGAATATTGAGAAGTTGCTCAAGCGATATCCTGACGGATTTAGCCAAGAAAAAAGCATTAACAGGGAGGTAGAAAGATGACAAACTTTGAGAAAATAAAGGCAATGACGGTTGAAGAAATGACTGAATGGTTAGAAAAGCAAAATGATCAAGAGCGGGACGATTGGCAATCAATAGGGTGTTATCATTGTTGCAATTACAGATCGCATCACCATAACCCTAGAGAATGTGGAGATTGCGAATGGTATAACGGAATAAAAGGTTGGCTAAACAGGGAGGTAGAAAGATGATTGTACTTGCTTGTCTAACCATTGGTCTAACCGCTGGATACATCCTAAAAGGCCAGATGGATAAAGCAGTCGGAACGTTGGGATGTGGTCCAGAGGATTGCCATGATCGATGTCCTGGTTGGAATCAATGCGATGTAAAATGGGCTGAATGATGGACGTTGAGGAATTGAGACGGAGAATATTGTTTTTATGGGTTAGATATGTTGGGAGGGGATAAGGAATGAAGGATCTGAAATTCCTAAGAGAATCCATGAGCCTAACTTTAGGCTTAACGAGCTTATATCTATTTGCTACTCATAACGTAGCTGATGCGATTTATATTTTAGTAATGGCTGTGTGGATAGATCCAAAGGGGGAAAAGTATGAAGCTACCTGAAGACAGGATCTGTCCGAACGGCTGGCCTAACTGCGAAGATTGCAAATATGATCGAGGGTGCAAGCCAGGACGTTACCACATTGAGACAGACTTAGAGGTTGTGATCAGGGCGGCTGAGGTATCGGATAGGGTGACGCAGGGCGAGGCTGTGGAATCAGTGGCTAGGATCAAAGGTACTTGGGCTGATCACTTCTTGAAGATGGATGAGACTGAGAGGTGGGAAGATTATCGGAGATATCATGTGGCAGACCTGATTAGCAAACAGCCTATACCGCTTGACGGTCCTTCTAGTCCTGGGGGGGGGAGGCATGAAGGGAGCCAAGAAATCAAACAAAGGATGCAAGCCTACGATCTACGAGTGGGGAACGTTCAAATAGTTAAGCGTAACACAGTTGACATAAATTGACAAGGTAGTGTATACTTGACGTAGGGTTGTGCCCTGGATGAAATTACTAATTAAGACGTTCCGAAAGGAGCGCCTTTTCTTATGCCCAATGCAGGAATATCCTTCCTTTTGTCGAAGTGTGAGGCAGAAGGGAAGTGTTTTTATTGAGTGTTGTTGATTCGGTAAAAGAAGCTTTTGAAATTGCTAAACAGATCAGTAATATTGAATTACAGAAACAGATAATTGATATTCAAGCAGGAATGCAGCAATTACAGAATGAAAATTTGGAATTAAAGAAGTCCAACGATGAACTTACTAAGAAACTTAAAGAAGAAAAATCAATGTCGCATGATAAGGATGAGAATGTATATTTCCATGAAGAACCAGGCAAAGAGAAGGACGGACCGTTTTGTCCATATTGCTGGGAGGGCAGCAGGAAGCAGGGGCGAATGCATCCTTTCGGATTAGACTTAAAGTGTAATATTTGCGGTAATGTCGTTGGTGATAAAAACGTTGAAGAGTGCAATCGAAAGAACAGAGAAGAGATGGACAATTTTTTTAAGTACTAATTGATATTAACTAAGGGCCTTCGGGCTCTTTTTCTTATGCCTATTTTGAGGAGGTGCAACCATGGCGATAATGTGTAAGCACTATAAACCAAGGGACTCAGGAGCTGAAGAGAACTGTCCCAATTGCTATAGGTGGATTGGTATTAGGTGTGAGAATCATTCGGCATTGATAGAGGATTGGCAGACTAGGAGGTCTGATGCAATAGATAGAGTGATGAGAAGTAATAAGGGCGTGTGGATTGGCTAAGGAATGGGCCAAACAGTTCTACGCATCATTAGCGTGGATTGGATGCCGGCTATCCTTCTTAGGCAGTAAGTTCTTTATCTGTAACCGATGTGAAGAGTCGGCAACGATAGCACACCACATTATCTACCTAACGCCTAGGAACATTAGCGATCCATTCATAAGCCTGAACAACGATAACCTTGAGGCGCTGTGTCAGGGGTGTCACAACGTGGAGCATCATGGGGGAGATATGGAAGTCGTTAGGGATGGGTTAGGGTTTGATAGTGAGGGGAATCTGATTCAGGTATGCCCCCCCATTAAATAATGGGTTTGGAGAGTTTAAAAGACCAATGGAATATCTTCAAGTAATTCAAATGAAAAAACCATAGGGGGTGTAGTCATAAATGGAACTGATAGACGAAGAAACCAAGATATTACTCAAGAAAGAAAAAGATGCCCGGATCAAAAAAGAGATAACCAAACTTAAGCGTTTATTCAAGGACATGGAAAAGAGCACAATGGACACTGTTTCTTCGCTTATCAAAAACGCTGCTTTTATGGCTATCACTCTTGACGATCTCCAAGAGACAATAAACAGCGAAGGTGCTGTGTCAACATATCAAAATGGCGAAAATCAATCAGGGACAAAGAAATCCCCCGAGATAGATATCTATAATACGATGATAAAAAACCATATGTCCATCATCAAGCAACTTTCGGATCTTTTGCCGAAGGCGGCGAACATCCCAGGAGTAGGTGAGGACTTTGAGAAATTCGTTGGCTCGAAGTAAAAGCTTAGTTTTTAATTACGACAATCCAATCCTCAAATATTGCGACGATATAAGACAAAACATCGTAGTAGTCCCACGTAAAATCAGAAAAGCTTACTTTGAGCTAGAACTTATAATACTAAACCCCGGCCAGTGGGTATATGACGAGAACAAAGCCAATCATGCAATAACCTTTATTGAAAAATATTGTAAGCACAGCAAAGGCAAATGGGGCGGTCAACCTGTCATGCTGGAAACTTGGCAAAAAGCCTTAGTTGCTGGCATGTTTGGGTTTATAGATAAAGATACAGGACTAAGAAAACACACTAAGACGCTCCTGGTTGTCGGGCGCAAAAATGGTAAGTCAACTTTATCTGCTGCAGTCGGCCTATATTTACAAGTGGCAGATGGTGAAGCTGGTCCAGAGATTTACGCAGTAGCGACAAAGAAGGATCAAGCAAAAATCATCTGGCTAGAAGCAAAACGAATGATAAGGAAATCCCCGGCACTCAAAAAGAAGATCAAGTGCCTAGTTGCTGAGCTTGTCGGAGAATTTAACGACAGCTTTTTTAAATTCCTTGGTTCTGATTCAGATACCCTTGACGGCCTAAATCCTCATGGAGCTTTGGCTGATGAAATACACGCTTGGAAAGATCAAAACCTTTACGATGTTATTTACGATGGGATGACCGCGAGAGAACAACCAATGTTCTTTGAGACAACGACAGCCGGGACCGTCAGAGAGGCCGTATTTGATACAGAATATGAAACGGCTAGTAAGTGCATTGACAAGGTAAAGGGATTCGAGGACGACCATCTATTCGCGGTGATCTACGAACTAGACAAACGAGAAGAGTGGACCGATCCGGCAATGCACCAAAAGGCAAACCCCGGACTTGGAACCATCAAGGATCGTCAAAAGTTACTGGACAAAGTAAAACGCGCAATAGCAAATCCGATGCTTCAAAAGAACCTGCTCTGTAAAGATTTCAATATTCGTGAAACCTCAAGTGAGGCATGGCTGAATTTTGAGCAATTGAACAACGAGGAAACCTTTGATGTTGCGCTCCTTAAACCTAAATACGGCATAGGAGGGGTTGACCTTTCATCCACCACAGACCTTACAGCAGCTAAGGTTGTTTTTATGCTCCCAAACGATCAAACGGTCTATGTAATGTCTATGTATTGGTTGCCGGAGGATCTTATCGAAAGAAGGAGCAAAGAGGACAAGATTCCTTATAATATTTGGCACAATCTTGGATTACTAAGGACTACGCCGGGTAATAAAGTTAATCCTAGATTTGTAACTGAATGGTTCTTGGAGATTCAAAACGATCACGATATTTACCTTCCTTGGATTGGTTATGATTCATGGTCTGCTGAAATGTGGGCGCAGGAAATGCAGACGTATTTTGGAAAGGACGCCATGGTCCCTGTTATTCAAGGTAAGAAAACATTATCCGCGCCAATGAAATCTTTGGGGGCAGACCTAGAAGCTAGGGTTATTAATTACAACAACAATCCAATCGATAAATGGTGCTTATCCAATACGTCAATTGAGGTTGACAAGAATCTTAACATTCAGCCATGCAAAACAAAGAACCAACGGCAAAGGATCGATGGAACGGCTGCATTACTTGACGCTTACGTGGTTCTTCAGGAAAAGTTTAATGACTATCAGAACATGATTTAAGGAGGTGATGAAAAGAAGATGGGATTATTTCAAAAGATATTTGGTGGTAAGACTTCGCCAACCTCAACAGCACGCTTTGAGATGATTACAGACAGCGGTAACGGCTTCTACGCCTGGGACGGGAACCTTTATAAGTCTGACATCATCAGAGCGGCGATAAGGCCCAAAGCTCAAGCCATAGGCAAGTTAAACCCCAAACATATCCTGAGTTATGGAGAGACATTCAAGATTAACCCGAAGCCGTTCATTAAATTCCTCCTTGAAGAACCAAACCCCTATATGACCATGCAGTTGATGCTTGAAAAAGTGACAACTCAACTTATGCTAAACCATAACGCCTTTATTTACATCAAGCGTGACGATTTCGGCAACGCAAACGAGTTGTATCCCGTTCCTGCTACAAACGTGGAGGCCATAGAAGGTTCAGGAGGTGATCTATTTCTAAAGTTTACCTTTGGGACAGGTAAGCGGATGACCGTTCCCTACGAGGACGTTATTCACCTGAGGAGAGA